AAAAATAAGTAAATTTATTATTTATATAAATAATAAAATGATTATATATGATTATTCTGTTAGAGTAATAGTAATTGTATATTTATCAACTGTTATATTTTCTGATGCAATGATCCAACCGCTATAATTTNTAGTATTATAAAATTTATTGTTCGTTGCATCTTCTAGCCTATTCAAATGTTTCTTGATTATATCCATCATATATTCCGAATCAGATTGATAATAAACGTTGATTTTTTGCCAAACTTTCAATCCGCTTCTTTTGCGTAGATCTTGAATGGCTCGATTAAATAAACGTTCTAAATGAATTTCTTTTACTTCAATCGTAATATCGTTATCAACTATTACTAGAACCCCATCTTCGTAAGTTGATTGTATATCTGTACAATCGGATAAAATAGGATATACATTGAGTTCATTTCGTTCAAATATAATTTCTGTATTATTTACAACAATACCCAGTTTTTGTATTTTGCCAATATAATATTTTCGTAAAATATCTGAGTTAAATTCGGCAAGCTTACTTTTAACTTTCTCATAATATTTCCCTGCCTTTTTCTTTAGTTGGGACTGAGAATCTAATACAAACTTATAGTTATAGTTGTTTCTAAACTCAATATTCAAACAGTTTAATTCGTCATAAATATATTGTTTTACTTCTGTTAAATCTTCTAAATATTTCACATCTGAAGTAGATATAATAACTCGACAAATTGGAATTTTGTTGCTACCAGCAGAACGTTTACTACGCAAACGCCGAACGATCTTACTAATGCTCTGTAAACGATGCATTTTTGTTAAAATATTTGTGTTTTCACCGAACTGTTCTGGTTTTGGGTATACACATAAATGAACGCTTTCTTTTGTTTCATCTGGAATATATGGAACTAATTTACAATACAACTCTTCTGACAAAAACGGAGCAAATGGTGCAATAATTTTAGTAAATGCANTTAATACGGTACACGCGGTATCAAGTGCATTTTTTTGTGATTTAATTCCAAATTTATTTTTGAACCGTTCACGGTTAAATTTAATATACCAATTTGTTAAATTTTCAATATAATCTAACAACAAATACAATACTTTACTTAGTTGATATTCATTCATTAGCCCGTTAATATTTTTTATTAATTGTCCTGTTTGATTCATAATCCAGATATCCATTATATTAGATAGATCTTTAGGAAACTCATATTGATAGTTTGTATACATGTGTACATGTTCAACTACGAACTTATAACAATTAATACATTGAATATATGAACGAGATATNTTTTTAATATCATCTTCATTAAACATTAANGGTTCTGCTTTAACNGCTGGTGATGATAACAAATATAAACGAACTGCATCAGCCGAATATTTGTTAATGACTTCAATTGGATTAACAAAGTTTCCGTATCGTTTACTCATTTTCTTACCATCTTTATCTAATATTAATCCTGTACATAAAACAGTTTTAAACGCTGGTTTGTTAAACAAAGCAGTTGATAGAACAAGCAACGTGTAAAACCATCCTCGTGTTTGATCAAGTCCCTCACAAATAAAATCGTATAAATATTCTCGATTGTCAAAAATATGAGTATTTTCAAATGGATAATGATTTTGTCCCATCGGAACAGCACCACTTTCGAACCAACAATCGAATACATCAGATACTCTATGTAAAACCCCTTTGCCCATTTGAGATGGAATCGTTAAATTATCGACAAACTCTCGATGTATATCGTCAAATTTCTCAATGCCTGTTAATTCGCTTAATTCTTGAAGAGAACCGACACAAATAAGCTCTTCTCCGTCGTCAGATGCCCATACAGGTATTGGTGTTCCAAAATAACGAGATCTAGAAACACCCCAATCACGAATATTGTTTAACCATTCTCCAAAACGGTTTTTTCCAACTGTTTCGGGAACCCAATTAATTTTATTGTTGTTTGCAATTAGTTGATCTTTAATTTTTGTAACTGCAACAAAAAAACTTGAAACTGCTTTATAAATTAACGGTGTATCCGATCTCCAACAAAACGGATAACTGTGAGTAAACTCTTCGGTTTTAATAATAAGTTTGTTAGTTTTCAAATATTTAATTATATCTAGATTCGCATCAAACACATATATACCAGAATAATCTTTAATAATATCTGTATATTTACCTTGGTCGTCAACTGGGCAAACTTCGCCTACTTTAACGCTGTCTATAATATTATTTTTAACACACACTTGAAAATCGTCTTCTCCAAAACCTGGTGCAATATGTACAATACCAGTTCCTACGCTTCCCGAAATATCAACAAACGTGTCACANATAACACGGAAACAGCCACGTTTTCGATAATTTTCATAATAACTAAACGGTTGTGTATATTCCGTGTCTTTTAATTCTAACCCCATATATGTGTTTATTATTTTATATTCTCCTTCTTTAAATAGTTTAATTTCTGATCCTTCAACGATAATATATTTATTTCCTAATTTATCAATAAGTTCTATGTATTTTCCTTGAGGATGAACACANAACATTAAATGAGCTGGCAGNGTCCACGGTGTNGTAGTCCACGCAATGAAACTAGTATTTTCTTTGTTGATAATCGGAAACTTGACATATATAGCTTTATCTTTCTTATCTGCATAACATTGACCTGCTTCAAAGTTTGAGAGCGGAGTACTACAAGCCGTCGAATACGGCATAATGCGATAACCTCGATATACGAGATTTTTCTCCCATAATTGTTTAAACACGTGCCAAACCGATTCCATAAACGGAGTATCCATTGTTTTGTATGCGGTATCAAAATCCGCCCATCTTCCGATACTATCATATACAGGTTTCCACGCAGTCGAATATTCATTAATCATCTTTTTACATTCGGCGTTATACTTATCGATACCAAATTTCTCNATATCTTGGTTAGATGAAAGATTTAACCTTTTGTTTACAGCCATCTCGCTNGGTAAACCGTGACAATCAAAACCAAGACGATATTGTGTATTAAATTCGTTCATTGATTTGTATAGCAAAATTGTGCTTTTTGCATCACCAACAAGAATGTGCCCCATATGAAGAGAATCACTACTTACAAACGGCGGTCCATCCATAAAATAAAACTTTTCATCATTTTTGTGAACATTATAAACTTTTGCTGGAATTTGATGAGTTTTCCAAAATTCTGCAATCTTTTGTTCGTAATCCATGTTGAATATAAACATAATAAAATATATTATTTAAGGGACTATTATTTCAATTTTTATTGCGTTAAAATTCAATATAAATAATATATTCAATATAATATATGTCTGGACTATACGAACGTAATATAGCTGAAATTAAAATTGAATATACATCGTTTTTAGTTAGTATACTAACACCTTTAATTTATGAGGGTATTAAATCATTATATAACTATTCAGTCGAAGCAGATAAAAAAATCAAAGAACGAAAAGATGGTGATACAAAATATGAATCAGTCGGAGTAATGAAAATTTTTACCGTCATGTTAAAGCAAGTTCCTGCGTTAAGCAATACAGAAATTGAGAAGGAATATGAACGAATTAAACGAGATAGTAAATGTTATGATTGGTTTGATGATCTAGTTAGATCAGTAGTTAAGAGCAATATTATTTTGTTAACATGTGGAGGTAAAACATTAGAAGGAAATTATCAAAAATATCACGAAGAAATAGATGTTAAAAACTTTATACATAATTGTTATATTGAATGTGCTAGAGTAATTTATAATAATCCTGAATTGTTCTATAACGAAGGAAGTCCAATGGAATTAAAACGAAATCAACGTGAAGCTCTAGAACTTATAAAATCTTCTATCACAGAAGCTATACGTAGAAGGTTACCTATGAAAATGATTTTAATAGAATATCTTCAAAATGATTACGTTGCTGATGATAATAAAGCAATGTTTCCAGATGCTGGCAAAGCTAGATATGAAAACGTAAAAGCAATGATACAAAAAGAAAAAGAGATAGAAGCATTACCAATAATCGAAAAAGAAGAAAGATTAGCCAAAGTTAGCGATATTGGACATGATTTAAGTGAAAAATCGGCGGAATCTGAAAAATTAGAACCTATTAATGATAAAACCGATACATCTGTTGAGCATGTTAATTTAGGATTAAATAATCCGAACAAACTAGATGGTGGAGTACACACTGTTAAATCAGAAGCCAAACATATACCCGTTGAAATTACTCCTAGTAAACAAAAAATAGAAGATATATTAAGACAGAAAGCATTTAATTCTAAACCGAATACATCTGACGGAATTCGGATGTTAAATTTAAGCAAAAACAGAGCAACTGATATATCAGATCGAAGCAACTTTATGGCTAAACTACGAAAAGTATAAATAATATATAATAAAATTATTATATATTAACTAAAATTAGTAATGATCATCTTATTAATTGAAGTTGATCCAATTAATGCTTTTGGAGGATCAAGCATGCGAGATTTATATAATATGGCAAATCATTTGTATAAAATTAAAAAGAAGGATGAAATTAGAGCAATATATGTATATCATTTATCTATTCCCCCTATATATAGATTTCCTCCAAATACAATATTTTGCAAAGAAAATTATAAAATCGGCTTTACACAAATCGTATCAAAAGTTCAATCTGGAGAAACTTTATTTTGTATGTTTTCAAGTTATAAATATCAAACACTAAATGAAACAAAAAAAAGCAACACTCAAGAACAAAACGAACGAAGAAAGAACAAAGCAAATTGCAATAAAATATTCGACGAATTAAAACAAATTTTAATACATAATTTGCCAGAAACATGCTATTTTATTGGATTAGTCGATACTTGTTATTCTTGCTCTATGTACGATCTAGAAATGAACTGGAATATTACTCATTGGGATATTATAAATAATGATGATGTAAGCACATGTAGAGCTATATCTCTAGGAGCTTATTTAGATAATCAATTCTCTAGTTGTGACATTAATTTTGGTGGATCTATGACAGTTCATCTAATTGATAACGATTTAATCAAATGTTTGTTTTCAAACTCACATAATGAACTACGACGTATGTATACTATGTTATTAACTATATTCGAAGACTTGAAACAGATTCCGAGCTTACAACAGTAAATAAAAATTTATAATTTTTATTTAATGGTGCACGTTTTATAAATATTACAAAGTAATATTTATAAACCGTACAAGCAAACTTTGCATATGTCAGTCATTTAGAAAAGTAATATATATTATGCTTAATTAAATAATTTATAAATCTATAATATATATATAACGATGGATAAATTGAAAGAACCTATTATTTTTGGATTATTAATAGGAACAATTGCATATGGTTATTTATATTACGAACGTGAAAAAAAAACAGATCCATATGAAAAATCAAAACCAATTAATTTAACAATTCCTATTGTTGTCGCATTAATCGGATGGGTTATAATGTCAAATGGTAAAGGAGCATGTCCTAAAAAACAAAAAAGATTAGGAGCTGTAATAATTCATTCAGATGAACTAAGTCCCTTTAGTGCTAGAATGCCTATGGCAAAAATGCCACGCCCAGACGTTTTTATGGATATTGCTAAATTTCCGTTTTAATAAAATTTAGCAATAATCTTGAACGTTTTATAAATATTACAAAGTAATATTTATAAAACATGCAACAATAATAAAAATTAAAGATTTTTATTATTGTTGAACAAAGTAAGTACAATTGTAAAAATTTATATATATAGATATATAAATGAGTGATGATGAGATTATAATTGTTGAATCAAATACTGTTAATATTAATGATATTAAAATTAACGATAATATTATAATAATATGTGATAATGATAATTCAGACAAGGGGAGCAAAGCTACCCTTGTCCAGAGTTTAGTTTATAATTACATGTATTTTTTCTTTAATATTTATAGGAATGACAAAAAAAATAATTACAACAATGGATGAAGGAGGAATACCAATAAATGCATTACATTTAGATAAATTAGTAGAAGATCCATCTATATGTTTAATAGCTCAACGCGGATCTGGTAAAAGCTGGATATGTAGAAACATACTAGAACAATTTAGAAAATTGCCAGCTGGAATNGTTATATGTCCAACCGAAAAAATGAACCACTTTTATCGTGATACTTGTGGTGTTCCAGAAACATATATATATGATAAGTATACGCCTGAATTAATGGCTAAAATATTGCAACATCAGATTCAAATTCTCGCAAAGTCTGAGAATAAAAAGAAAAAGGGAAAAAGAATAGATACTCGTATTTGGATAGTCATGGANGATTGTTTAGGTTCATCTAAACAATGGAAAAATGATACTAATCTTAGAGAAATATTGTTCAACGGTAGACATTACCATATATCATATATTATAACTTTACAAGACCCTATTGGTATAGGTCCAGAAATCCGCAATAACTTTGATTATATATTCTTATTAAACGACAAAAAGAAAAACAATTTACAACGCATTTATAACAACTATACTAATCCATTTCCAGAGTTCAACGATTTTCGCGAAGTATTTGAACAGTTAACTCAAGATCACAATTGTATGGTGTTAACAGCNGCCAGATCTTCATTAAATGGAAGTAACAATATATTAGATTCGGTATTTTGGTATAAAGCATACGAAATTAAAATTGATAAAATAGGAAGTATACAATATCGTGATATTCATCATATTAATTATGACGACAATTGGGAACATCGAGATCTCAAATTTGATGTTACTAAATTATTAGAAGAAAAACGAAAAACTAAATCAAAAATAGACGTAGTTAAAATGGAAAGTCGTTAATAGTATATTATTTACGGTGTAATCCATCATTATTGATGGATTAATGAAATTTATTACACTTGAGATATGAAATAGTTGTTTATTTGTTCGTTCTTGTTTCTATCATATGAACCAAGTATATCTACCCAAGGATCTGGCAAAGAAAACATTGTTTTAAATATATCAGATACTAAAGCTGGATTCATTTCTTCTTGTTCTAATGTTCTGGGAATATATCTATATATAACTTTTTCTCCGCATGCATATGATCTTTTAGTTATATCTATTGTTATTAATATAACACCAATTATTAATAATATAACTATTATAATGTTCATTATATATGATACATATATAATAATATTACAACTAATATTATTATTTTTTAGAATGCATTTTCATATGCAATTGTTTAATTTTCTCTAAATTTTCTTTAATGTTTTTTACTTCAGTAGATTTCTCAATTTTTTCATGTTTAATAATTGGAACTAATTTTTCTTCTAATTTTTCTTCTAATTTTTCTTCTAATTTTTCTTCTAATTTTTCTTCTAATTTTTCTTCTAATTTTTCTTCTAATTTTTTTTCAGTTAGAATTACTTGATTCTCTTCTTTATTCATTTTTACTTCTCCTGTTTTTAATTTATTTAGTATTGCCTTTTTATCGGACAAACGTTTACGCATATTGACTTTGCGTTGTTCGAGGGCTTCTTTACGTTTTTTATCGGGGTTNGCTGATCGAATCATTGCCTCTTTACGTTCTTCCTCTTCTTTGTCATGTTGATCTTTCTGATCTTTATATGCTTTCATCATATCGTTAAGTTGTTCGTTTGCATATACTTGATCAGACACCTTTTCACGATCATTTGGATTTGGACACCATGGTAACCATTTAAATCCATCTCCTACATATACATGAAAATACTTTTTTTTTGTTTCTTTCTCATCATATAATTTTTTAGCGTGTGCACTAGCAAGTTCATATGTAGGAAATGCACCTCTAAATATAAATCCGTTCAAAGGAGAATCCATTTTAATTTCTTCTGGAGACAGGAATGACACACATATATATTCTTGTCCTTTTATTGGAGTATCTTCATGAAGATAATCAATTTTTGTATATTCATTCATTGGTTATAAGAGATAATAATTTTATATTTTTAAGAGTTTAAACGCTATTATAATATTATTATATACTCGGGACAAATTTTATATTCAAATCACCACATACTAATCTCCATATTTTATCATGTGCTTTTAATTTATCTCGACTTTTTAATAATGGAAAATATGCAGCATATTCAGGAATATCACGCATCATAAACTGCTTATTAAAAATATAAGAATAACTAAGAGAATTAGAACGTCCTATTAAATGTATATATCTTCTACTTGAAATTTGTATTTTAACGAATTCGTTTATTAGTTCATTTTCTAGTTTTCTGCTTATCTCAGGTGGCTTTTTGTTACTAAGTTTGCATATAATATAAACGTTATGTTCGTAATATTTCTGCAAGTTTGTCTTTTTCAAAATTTGCTTCATTTTTATAACATCTAATTTATTATAGTTTTTAATTCGATATTTCTTTAATTCGTTAGTTATACTATCAAATACTTCTTTAGGAATATTAACGGATTCTTTTGCTTGAAACTGTGATAACCATTCTCTATAATGATTTAGCGGTTTATATGCATAAGCTGGTTTTTCGGGAGATGGATCTTTATAACTTGGTTTATCGCTTTCTATTATAATTAAATCAACTTCTCCACAAGTGCTACATACATACATACCTTCTGCTTGAACTAATAATTTTTCACTTTTACATTTTTTACACTCTTTAATCGGAGTATATAATTTTTTTGTAGTTGTCATATGATTACTATCTATCAACGCCAAATAATCATCTAATAATATAGATTTATCTCTAATTTTTATCTCGGAACTATTAATATCACTAACCATTGTTTTTGGTTTCTTGTGATGTTCTTCTTTATTTTTTTCTCGACTTCCGCGTTCAGTTGACCCAATAACCATTAAATTCACTTCTGTTAATTCGCTATTTGGTTTAGTGTCGTCAGTACTAAGACAAAAATATTCAAACACTGATATATGATTAATATTTGTTGTCGATGTTTTGTGATGTTGAGTTTGTTTTTTTAATATTTTAATTTTTTCATCGCTATTTCTAGATTTATCATCTTCGTTGTCCAACATTGTATAATATTCTCCTATTAATTCGCCAGTTAACTCAAAATAGTGTAATTTATTATTGTGATTATTTATTTGTTTTATATCATCTTCTAAATTTTCTATTTGATCTTTTAAATATGAACGCCTTTTAATATTATCGTTTGTATAAGTTGATTTATCACAAGTATTTAATTGATGTAATTCTTTTTTGAACAAATTTAAATTNTTGTTTATTAGATCTAGATTATTGTATTGTTCGTTAAATTTAGTAATAACTTCTCTATGCTTTGAATCAAGGGTCGGAACAATGTTAATTTTTTTACATTTTGCTTGTTTGTATTTAAACGACATATATATTGTTAATATTTCTTATATTTTATAATAAAATGAGTTAAATTGTTTTATTATAATTGAACGTTCGTTTTTAATTGACATGTTTAAGTTAAACATATTATACACTTATTCTTTTTGATATATTATATATATGATAAAAACAAATATTATATAGAGTTTTGTATATTTATAATTTTTATCACAAATATAAAATTTATTTTCTCTCGTCAATTATATATACTAAAATGGGTGGTGGTTTAATGCAACTTGTCGCTTATGGTGCCCAAGACGTATATCTTACGGGCAATCCTCAAATCACGTTCTTTAAAGTCGTATATCGTAGACACACTAACTTTTCTATGGAGACTGTAGAACATTCNCTAAATGGTAATCCGCAATTTGGCAATAGAGCCAATGTAACAATCACTCGAAATGGTGATCTTGTTCACAGAATGTATCTACGTATCGTTCTTAATAAAGTAACCGCTTCTGCTGGTCANTTTGCGTGGGTTCGTCGCCTCGGACATGCTCTTCTTGATGAAGTTGAGGTAGAAGTAGGCGGTTCTCGTATTGATCGACAATTTGGTAACTGGCTTAATATCTGGTATGAACTTACTCACACTAATGAGAAAGATCGCGGATATGCTGCGATGATCGGTGACCATGAAGATCTNACGACTCTTGAAGGTTCTCGCGGTGATACTGCTAACACNATTAAAGACGAATACACTTTATTCATTCCTCTTCAATTCTGGTTCAACCGCAACGCTGGTCTTGCTCTTCCTCTGATCGCTCTCCAATATCACGAAGTTCGTCTCTTATTCACGTTCCGTGCTCTTGCTGAATGTGTTGTAATGGACCGCAATTTTACTACGTTAACGTCTAGCGGTGCTAGCATGAAGGAAGTTACTTTATTGGTGGATTATGTATATCTTGATTCTGAAGAACGCCGACGTTTCGCTCAAGTCGGACACGAATATTTGATTGAACAATTACAACACACTAATGCACAATCTGTTACTAATCTTACTGGTCAATATCGCCTTGATTTCAACCATCCTTGCAAGGAAATTATCTGGGCGATGATTAACGGTAACTTCGATTCTGGTAAGTGGTTCCTTGCATACACTCACCTTGATAGCTGGGCTACTGCAATCACTGATGCAGCCGAATCTCTTGCTAGCTCAATGTTTGTATTAAGTGCTTATGATGCTAGCACTGGTGCTCCTGGTGCTGGAGACTGGGTCCAAGTAACTGGTGCAGCTGGCTCAAGCAACACGCTCAATGTTAAGAATGGAACTGGAACTGGTAATATCACGATTACTATTGGTAGTGATGTTGACCTCGTTGGTACGGAGGATGCTAGCGGTAACCCGTTAACTAATCCCACATACGAATTATGGGTTCTCCGCAATGCTCTATTGGAATGCACAAATGTTAATCTTGGTGCTAAACTATCAGCTGTAACGATCAACACAACTGGAGTTACTGTTACAACTCACACTCTTACGATCCGCGATCTCAGCTTCCCTATTAGTGAAATGACTGACACTCGTCTCACGAACTCTGACGTAAAGGTATATCAATGGTTCAATTATGGTTTAATGATTGACGGAACGCTCAACCCAGTCAGCACAGCACTTATCCAACTCAACGGACACGATAGATTCAAGACTCGTGAAGGTGCATATTTCAACTATGTACAACCTGAACAACACCACACTCGTACTCCTGCAGATGGAATCAATGTATATTCGTTTGCTCTTTATCCCGAACAACATCAACCAAGTGGTACGGCTAACTTATCTCGTATTGATAATACACTTTTAACGATTTACTTTGCAGATGCATCAGCAGTTGGAGCTGGTGATTCTCCTTGCACGCTCAATTTCTATAANTCATTATCTAANATATGGATTTATGCGATAAATTATAACGTTTTGAGAATTATGTCTGGAATGGGCGGCTTAGCATATAGTAATTAGTGGATCACTTACCGCACTTATTTAATATATAATATAATAAAAAGCTTTAGTTTAGATAATTAATATAAATTAATTATCTATGTGTTTAAAATAATTATCTATGTGTTTAAAATAATTTCTAGTTCCGCATTTTTAATTTTAATAATCTCTTCATATTCTTTCTTTTTGTTAATATCATTTTCTTTATATATTTTCTTTTTTAATTTAGATATTGCCGAACGTAAGCAATTGATCTCTTTAAATTTTTTATCTCCATATATTAATTTTTGATTTTGTTTACTTTTAGCAGAACGTTCAGCATTTTGTTTTTTAACTTCATCGCATGTTCTTTTAGTTAATGATACACTTTTTTGTCGTTGTTTCATTTGTTGAATATCGGCTGTTTGTCTTTTATATTCTTTTTTGAATTTTTTGATTTCGCTATTTTCTAATTCCATCTGTTCTATTAATTTATTTACTTTTTTTAATCTGTTTGTATCGGTAATATTATTTAATTTTGTTTTATAATAATAAATAGAATCAATATTGCTTATATATATTTTATAGTTATCTTCACCAAATAATAATTTTTTTGTTTCTTTGGATTCTTTCACTTGCAGTGATTTTGTTTTAGGAATTTTCTTTTTAAATATTTGCGTATCTTGTCCTAATTCTCCAGTTTCATCTTCAACATTTTGTTCATCTAATTCATCTGTATTATCATCTTCACTTTTATCTTCATTATCGAATATATCTTCGTCTATATATTCTTCAGTCCCATTACAAATAATATCAAAACTATCTTCTGTCGTCGTTATAATTTCATCACTGTCTTCTGTAATTCGCCTCTCAAGTATACAAGTATAAAATTTAGTTTCGTATAATTTATTTTCTCTTACATGTTCAGTTATTAATTTACATTTATTTAATATATCTTCCAAATTAAATTCACGCTTAAAATAATTACAACCTCCACAACAAGCTTTTAAATTTTCCTCAATATAACCAATTTTAGAATCAACTCGATCTATTCCGTTTTGATGAGTGTCAGTTATTTTTTTACCACATAAATAACAATCATTTATAATTATTTCGTTAAATTGTTCTTTTGTTATTTCAAAATTAATATTTTTATTTTTTGCACGACATTTATATATTGAATAAGATATATTTTTTCCACTATAATCAAAAAAAGCATCTTGATATAATTGACCATCAATTAAATTATTAAAAACTGCTATATGTTCAGCCTTTTCTATAAATGTTCTATAATCAATCGTATTCTTCATATAATTACACAATTTGCAACAACTTACACAATTATCTTTATTATAATCTTGTTTAGAATCAACTCTATCTATACTGTTAATATTATCAATAAACCCACAATAATGACATTCATTACATATTAATTCGTATGATTCTTCATCTGTCAAATTCCATTGAATATTTTTTTTATTAGCCTCTCTTTTTAATGAAGATAATTTTATTTTTGTACTTTGCTTTGCTCTTTCATAAATTTTTTTATGTTTTATTGGATTATTCATTCGCCATTTTGCCATCGTTTCTGCATTTAATCTTCTATATTCATTTAATCCTAATTTTTCTATTTGACGTAATCTATAATTTATCCAATATCTTACAACTTTATCATAATTTTTAATTTTCCATTCTTTTTTCCATTTCTTCCTTGCTTCAGTTTCTTTTCGTTTTCTCAATGGTCTTCGTTTTTCATATTCTCTTTGTTTATTAAAGCAATACAAACATCTCATAGCCTCTTTAAATTGTTTTGTTTTAAACATTTCAAATTCATCCCCACATTTTAAACAAATTAAAGTATAATCTTTATTAGCAATCTGTTGTAAATTATAAATTTTTCTTTTTTGTAATCTTTCCTTCGCTGATATATTAGCAAGTTCATTACATTTATCACATATAATATTGGAATCAATTGGAACTGTATTTTTGCAACCATAATGTGATGGACATGGTTTTAATCCCTGTTTTGCAAGTTCTTGTCTTTTAATTTCTTTATTATAATGTTCTGTACAATAATTAACACCATCTAAAGTTTTTGTATATGGATGGATACATCTCTTTTTATATTGTGTGATTGCTTCACATGGTGGATTTGGTTTTTCTTTTTTTGCCTTACGTTCTTTTGTTATTGTTCTACCCTCTTGAAATTTGGTCGTTAATTTCTTACAAAATTCATTATTATCTTTATGATGTACCTTTTCACATTTTGTACATTGAACTAAAAATGGTAATATTTCATCTACTATTTTAAAATTATATTTTTTTAATTCATCTAATATATGCAAATGACGCTTACATACTCCATCTTGCTTAATGTTTTGTAATCCATTCGTATTTTTCTTTCTATGAAAATGTAAATCTACTTTACATTTATTAGATAAATTTTTTTGTATTTTTGGTTCTTTTTTTCTTTTATTAGATTCTTTTTGACATATTACACATTTTTTACCTATATATTTATATTTATGATGTCTCCAACAATAATCTAAATTAATTAAATCTGGAAAATCAATTATATATTCATGATACTTAAAACAAAAACCATTTATGTCAAGTGGTCCTTTAATTTTACATGGTTTTCTAATATCTTCTTTTCTATTAGATTCGTCTTTAGAAAATCCCTTACACACATTCATAACTAACTATATGCCTTATATTATTTTAAACCTTATATATTCAATTTTTTAAAAAAATTGAACAAATTATAATTTATTAATATATGCATAAAGTGTTTTATTTGTTATGAGTGATACAGATAGTTCTATAAACGATACAACAGATGAATTCGTTCATGGTTTTGATGTGTGTGCCGATGAATTTGGCAGATATACATATTTTAGAGAAAAAGATTGTTTTGGTGATACAGTTTTTATTATAAAACAATTAGCTGATATTTATAGAATTTTATCGCAACATGATATTCATATTTTAAATGATAGTCCTAATTGCAATCTTATTGATGGTGATGGTAATATATGGCTATGTTTCTTTACAGATGGATATAAATGTCTTCTACGAACATTTTATAAAAACAAACAAATTATAAATTTTATTGAAGAATATACAAATAATATTACAATCCCAGAAATTGATTATGATGATACAGATGAGATTAATTTTAAAATAAATATACGCATTCCTTTTAGATTAAAAAATGAATTTGAAACTATGCTAATCAAACATTTTAACACAAAAACAATAGATAAAATATTAGATGATAATTATAAATGGTGGCAATCTGATAAAACAAATTATGACGAACATTCATTAAAACAAGCATTATGTTCAAATTGCAAGAATACAAAAGAAGATATTATTAAAACAAATAACTATTCAAATAAAATAGTTAATATTAATAAATATGTTATTACAACTAGCTCACAAAATAATAAATCTGAAGAAAAAACAAATAAATGTTTAGGTTATTTATTAAATTATAATGGAGTTGATATTGAAGAATTTGAAAAATTAAATCAAGTTGGATATTATCAACATTCTTATATTGAATTTATTACAAATGAAACTAATATGAACAAAATTTGGAATAAGCTAAAAGACAGTACAAAGATTGGAATGTTCAAATGGAATTCAAAAGAAAAAATAAATAATAAGGTTGGTAATAAAATGTTAGTTAATAATATTATTTTAGCTACATACATTAAAATGAATAAAAAATTTAAAACTAATAACGGAATGACTAATACTTTAATTCAACAAGAATTTAGTTTTAACGACAAACTACACAAAGAACATTCTATTAGTGTTAACAATGTCAATGGTATATCCTGGTCCATGATGTTAATTGCTAAAAAACACAATTATAGTATAGAGCATATGTTTGACCATATTATTAATGCTTGTAAATAAATCTAATTATTATTAATTGGATTTATCCTAATAATACATATATATAATTAATATCACTTACTATTCCTTCACCCCATTCTGAATTATATATAACCTTTTTTATATGTTTATTTTTTCGAAATTTATATATTAATTTTTGTTCTAAATGAATCGTCTTTTTTTAGTTGGTACTTTACATAAAATATATATATTTTCTATTTGTTTTTCTGTTATATGTTTTATTTAATCTTTCATCTGAATTATCGGTTGCTCCTATATAAAATGGTTTTGTTTTTTTTTAATTTTATACACAAAAATTATATGATGTCGTTATTTTATCATAATCTCTTTGTTTTGTATAATGAACTGGCATTTAATATATGTATAATGAACTGGCATTTAATATATGTATATATCAAATGCATTCTTTATAATAAATTAAATTATTTTTTTCTAAATAATTATCTAATCTTTTTTGTTCTATAATACGTTAGGCATTTGTATAAAAATATTGCTTTTGCTTCATATTCTTTATTTATATTTAATATACCAATTTTATTATATATATCTTCAACGATCTTTTTTTTGTTTATTTAGTTTTTTTATATCATATAAAAATTGATAACATATATCATTATTAAAAAATAATTATATTGGTATATATTAAAGTATGGGAGACAAGATTTTAATTACTAAATTTGAAAATAAATTAAATGATTTATTATATCAAGATAATGATATTGACGATACTAAAATAATAACTGAACAAGATGTTATTAATTCTGTGAGAGAACTAAATAATTATTGGGTCACTAAAATTAAAGATATTAAACAACAATTACATATAGCTACATAAAAACATTTAAATGAAATAAATATATTAAATGATAAGATAAATGATATAGTTGATAAACATACAAAAGATGATATTGAATATCAACAAAATATAGATAATATGATATTATATAGAGCAATTTTAAATAGATTATTTTATTTTTATTGGGATAATTATAAACAATTCATTTACAAAGATATTAATTATTTGAAAATAGCAAACGAATTAAAATATATAAGAAGGTTTAATTCATATGAAAAATATGATGGTGTTAAATTCGCATTAGCGTTTATTAAACAACAAATAAGTAAATTACCAGATGGATTAGATAAAAAACAATGCGAATTATATTTAAAATTAAATGAGCGTTTTCATCCAAAAACAATTACTTCAGATGAGATTAAAACAAAAATAAAATATCTAATAAAAGATAAAGAATTAACACATATTTTCGGTATTGATATATATAACACGGACATTATAAATTTAACTAAACTAATTGATTTAAACAAAGAATTATTCGAAATATCATAAATTAATAATATATATTATTTAATTTTTTATTTTCTAAATATTTATCCAAACCATCTTTTATATGTGGATTAACTGATAACTTTTTATATAATTCGTCGTTTAGCATCATTTATTGCTTTTTTAAATTTAATATAATTATTATTAAAAAATGCTTCTATTATATTAATTTTATAAAACGTTCAACCATCCTTAATAATAATTAACATGATTATTTTATAATTATTATGTTTACATAATTTAATTTTTTAAATTAATTATATATCTATAATATTAATTATAGATATATTTTAAAATTTATCTTCATTTAGTTTTATTTGTTCCTCAATAAAATTTAATAATCTATGTGTTAAATCATGTGTTAATATATCTTCACTTTTAAGCTCATTGATACATTTATACATTTTATCTATTATTTTTATATTAGGATGAAAATTATGATTAATTTTTATAAATAATTTACATAATTCTTTATCATATTCAATAAAATTATGTATAACAGCTAATGAAAATTTTATACTATTTTCTTTTATTAAATCTTTTTTGATTAATTCAGGTGTATTTATAGCCAATATATTATAATCAATATCATAATTAATTAAATGTAAATTGTTATTCCATAATATATTAAATAATCTTAATAATATTTGTCTAATCAATATGATATTATTTAAATATTTAATATCATTCTTTTTGTTATTATTTACTTGTATATTTAATTTTTTAATTTTTGTTTTTAATTTTATTGTTTCAGTATGAAATTCTTTTTTGGTTTGTTCCATATGAGTTGTATATTCTTGTTCGAATTTTTGAAATCTTTCATCACATTTAATTTCCATTTGTTCTATATCATTATTTAATTCGGTTATTTGTTTATTCAGATTTCTAATATCTCTTTTAAAAAATTCACCATATTCAATTATGGATTCATTTAATAAATCATCATTTGGTTCCATATGAGCATTTAATATATTTTCAATGAATATATCTTCATTTGTATTATTACTCATCCTTAATAATAATTAACATTATTATTTTATAATTATAATATATAAATTTATCAATTTGTAAATAAATTAAATGAATTGTTATATCATAATAATAATAATATAAAATGATTCAAAAAGAACAACTGAACGGGATGTTATTAATTCTGTTATAAATTTAAATAATAATATCAAAAATTATAAATAGATACACCTATAAATGATATTAAAAGATTTTGAAGCTTTATAATAATCTAATTATTATTAATTAAATTATTTAATTATAACTAACATTAATATATAAATAATTCAGTATTCTAACCATGGCCACATCTTTGGTAATCCCCTTTGTATTATCTGTTTTTGTAAATTATCATCAATTTGTCGATATTTTTCATCCCATTCATCACGTGTTAAATGTTGTGTTTTTAATTTGTTAACTTGTTGTTGTTTTAATATAGCATAATCAGTATAATTATATAAATAATGCATTAGTATCATTGTATTAACGACGTCATCACATGACATATTTTCTAATGTTCCATTTATATATTTTTCACATAATTTACTATCGGGTCTTAATTTTAACCCATTTTTAGATAATCTTTCAATTAATATTTGTTTTCTTTTTTTACATTTTTCATCTTGAATTTGTAAATATTCTTTTTGTTGTTGATTTTTAATTTCTTCTTTTTCTTTTTTTATTTTTAAATATAATTTTAAACTACCATGTTTTCGTTTTGCAATTTTTCGTATATCTTTTAATAAATATAATATCATCGGATGACTATTTCTATATACTGGATTTCTTATATTCCCACACCTAATATTTTTCAAATCATTCTCATTTAATCCATATTCTTTTTTTGCAGTTGATTTATTAATTACTTGATATTTATAAATATTTTTAACGCATGTATAACACACTGGTTTTTCACGTATTATATGTATATTTTTAGTTTTATTATTACAACACTTGCAATTCATACAATATACAATAATACATAATGATGATTTATTTTTAAATATATTTTTTCATTTTTTATTTATATTATATATATAATGTATTGTAAGAATGATAAAACAAAAAAATATAATGGTAACGAACCAAGTCCAAAAGGTTTAGGATATTGTGCACATGCTGAAAAAAATGGAACTATTAAAAAAGGTAAAGATGGTAACAAATGGATTGTTAAAAAATCAGCAAATAATATATTAAAATGGATTCGATATGATGATAAAAGTATATTAATAACCAAATTTAATAATATGTTAAAGAAAAAATATTTAGAAGGTAAAGATATTGATAATTTTTATAAATTATTACATTCATTAAAAAATATAGATTTAAATATATATTCAAAAATAAATTTACGCATATTCAAAACAAAACCAATAAACATAGGAACATTTTATATTAAAAGTGGACAAATCAAAATAGGAGATGGTTATTTAATGGAGAAATCAAATATGTTAACATATGTACATAAAGTATTAAATGGAAAATGGTATTGTTGTTATTATAGTTGGATTACTAAAACTAGACCNAATATTGCAATTATATCTCATAGTTTGTATCGACCAATTAGCACCAAATTAAAATTTCAAAACGGAAAANCTATTAGTGTTGATGTTGCTAATATAGCTGTAATCGATTATGATACAATACCTATTAATAAAAATGATTTTAAAAAATGGACAAAAATATTATATCCAACAAATAAAACGTTTAATGATGGATGTGTTGTTTCTTCTGGCTGGGGTGATGGTATTTATAATTATAAAATAGGATATGATAATAAAAAAATTGTCCAATTTATTGTTTTCTTTATTCCTTAAATAATAATTAACGTTTAATTTTAATATAACGATTGTTATATTAAAAATAAATTTTATTCTATTTTTAATTCATTTATTAAATCAGTTAATGTACATTCTTTTTGTATTCGTGTTTCGGTATTTTTAATAATAACTACATTTTTGTTAATTTCAGAAGTTCCAAATAGAATCATNGTTTTTATATTATGATCTAAACAATATTCCAGCTGTTTTTTAAACTTTATATTTCGGTATTCATAATANACTTTAAAATTATTATCTAATAAAATNTTTATTATCTGTAGTTTATAATTTATATCTCCATCTATTTGTCCTACATAAATTAGATTGTNTTTAGGTTGTTGATAAATAACATAATACACTAATCGATTAATACCAAAACTAACTCCGATTGCAGAAGTATCTTTTAAATATTTATTAATAAAACTATCATAACGACCACCCGCAATTATTGTTCCAATATCGGATCCAGGAATAACTACTTCATATATTATCCCAGAATAATAATCTAGACCTCTTGCCAATTTATTATTAAATTCCAAATTTTGTATATTAAATAAACAACACTTTTGAAGTAAAATAAGGTTATAGTTTTTTAAACTATCGTCTAAATAATTATTATCTAAAAATTCTTTCAATTTATTTATACATGTTATTCCTTTGTCGATTAATTCATTTTCAACATATTTCCATTCATGTTTATCTAATTTATCTATTGAAGACGATACGGATTTATATAATTNAGGTAATATGTTTAATTTTTGATATATTGCATATAAATTTTGACGATAATTATATACAATTTTATAGTTAGTTATATTAAGTGCTGTTAAAACTAAATTTATAATTTTAAAGATTTCTATTTCAGAATTATATTCACCATAATTTCCAATAAAATCAATATCAAATTGATAAAATTCTCTTAATTTCCCCCGCATAGGTTGATCTCGTCTATATACTTTACCATATTGGTATCTTTTAATCGATTTAATAGAATTTTCTATACAATAACGAACTAAAGGAACTGTCAAATCGTATCTTAAAGATAATAATTCACCNCCTTGGTCCTTCAAATCATATATTAATTTTTCATCTTCTCCATATTTATCTTTTAACATATTTGATAATTCAAAAACAGGTGTATCAAGTGGTTTTATATTTGGATATAATGAAATTATATTTTTAATAGTTGATATGATATATAAAATTTTATCACAATCTTCACCAACATAATCTACACATCCTTTAGCCAATTTAAACGACAAATCTTCAGCCATTTAACCATAATAATATATTATATAAATACTCTATATATCATTTTTTATATA